ATACACACCAACCTGGGATCAGCAATGGGCGGATACCTTTATGAGATAGGGAGAGAGTAATGCAAATCTGCGGGGATCATCTAGTACCGATTAGAGAGTGTGGCTGCAAAATATGAATATGAGGGAAACTATGGAGCAAGAGTTAGCGGAGGCTATCGCCACGCTGAATAAGGCCAACGGTGCGCTGGCGCGTATCTTTGGAATCGAGCAAGAGGGAGAGAGCGAGATTGGTGAGTGGGAAGAGCGCACAAGTTTGACCCACGCTCAGCAAGTTAATCGCTTTGGTTGGTGCGTGTGTGAGGGGACTGAAGGTGAAGGCCACCTATCAGCAGACTGTCCAAGAGAGGGAGAGAGTAAATGAGCGTACAGAATTTTAATGACTTAGCAGACCATATCGGACACGATTTAAATGTAGCGGTCTATGGTAAACAGGGAGAAAATATCGCTATCGAGTGCGAAAATTGTAATGAAGTATTGGTGGACTTTGATCGAGAGGGAGAGAAATGGGATATGTAACTTGCGTTGAGTGCCTTAATGACTATGAGGCAGACGATATTCTCTGGGCTACGCTTGCTGGCGAGCTAGAGGGAGATACCAAACCGTATTGCGTGGCGTGTGCGCCTACGCAGCCAAACTATGAAGGAGAGGGAGAGGGTAATGAGTGAAACTATCGCGGTGAAAACCAAAACCTGCGTGGTCTGTGATGGGTATGAGATATGGAGCTTGGATCGTCAAGCGGTAGAGAGCTGGCAGGGGGGAGAGCTGATACAAAATGCTTTTCCTGATATGACTATGAGCGATAGAGAGTTGCTCATATCTGGCACGCACCCCGCGTGCTGGAATAAGTTATTCCCAGAAGAGGGAGAGGGAGAGTAATGAAAACAAGAGAGCAACTATTGGAGCTATTAGAGAATATCGTGGAGTACAAAGATCAAACCGCCAGCGATAAACTAGAAGATATCGTAGAACTACTTCGGGAAGAAGGAGAGGGAAAGTAATGGACTTTCACCCGAAGGAGTCGCCCCTATCCCTATTTTATGAGGTGGTAGAGAGAGAGGGCAATACAATATGGGGCGGGGAGAATCCCATAGAGGCTATCGAAGCATACCGATCCCAGCCGATAGGCACACGCCTATTGGTATCGGGGTGGGAGGGCAAAGAGCCTGAAGATATGCCAGTAGGCCAACCCTTAGACATTACCGGAATTATCGGTGCGGTGAGAGGGGGCTGGATATGACGACAGAAGGCTACGCCTACCTGAACGGTACTGATCCTGAATTCTGGATAGATGAAGAGATGATTAACTGTAACAAGTGCGACAAAAGGTACGACTATAAGCAATATAGGTCTGAAACCTGTGATGAGTGTGAGAGCGAGAGCAAATGATGTGGTACTGGATATCAATGGCACTTATCCTAATGGTAGGATATGGCCTTATTAAGATGGGGGAGAGAGATGGAAGATAGCAAGCAGCTTAGAAAAGCGGGAGTGAGCCAGTCAATTCATTACCGGAACTATCGCAGGGCAAGAGATCGAGCGTTAGCTCGACTGGCAAAGGATTATCCTGAACAGTATGGAGAATACTTACAAGAGGAGAAGGTAAGCGATGAAACTACTGGTAAGAAGTGGCTTAGTACTGGCTCTACTGTTGGTATTACTACAAGTATTGAATCATATAAAGATGCAGCCGAGGGAAGCGTCTATACCAATCCCGATAATGACGGAGAGAACGAAGGCAACAATGGAGGAGAAGCGTGAGAACAAACGAATCGCAAGAGAATATAGTCGCGCTCTCGGGTATTCGAGAAAAGAAGTTGCGTGCCTCGTCACCCTATGGACCCGTGAAAGCAGGTTTGACCACCTTGCCAGGCCAAGAGATAGTAAGGGAAAGCCAATTAGCTCGGCTTTCGGAATTGCTCAACTCCTTGGAGAGAGAAGTGGAGAGCCTGAATTACAAATCCTTCGAGGCCTACGCTACATTGAGCATCGCTACGGAAAATCTGCGTGCCGCAGTTTACGACACAGTGATCAATTCGGATATTACTGATGACTGAGGATGAGGTCAGACAAGCTATATCACAGGCCATCCTTGAATGGCACACGCCAGAAGATAACCGCACTCCCTGTTGCTACGGTGATTGCACCCACGTTGAAGACGCTAGTATAGCTAGAGGAGAGATGATAGATGAGTAACTTAACAGGAGTATCACTCTTTGCTGGAGTGGGTGGCTTTGACCTAGCTATGGAACGCAACGGAGTCAATGTCGTAGCTGCAGTAGAGATAGATAAGAAGTGCCAAGAAGTATTGGCACACCGGTTTCCTAGCACCAAACTATTTGATGATGTAACTACAGTAAAGGGGAGTGATTTAATTGGAGCAGGATTTACACCAAGCAGAGGTATTATTACAGGAGGATTTCCCTGCCAAGATCTCAGCGTCGCTGGCAAAAGAGCTGGTCTTGCTGGCGAACGAAGCGGGTTATTCTGGGAGATTGCAAGAATTGTGGAAGAAACGCAAACAGAGTACGCCATCCTCGAAAATGTACCTGGTCTCTTATCCTCTAACAACGGAGCAGACTTTGCTGTCGTACTCGGGACGATGGCAGACCTCGGGTATAGTGTCGCCTGGCGCGTGCTTGATGCTCAGTACTTCGGAGTACCCCAGCGACGCAAGCGTGTCTTCATCGCTTGCCGACGTGCTTCAAGCGGAAGCGCCGGAGAAATATTATTTAAGTCAGAGGGCGTGCGAAGGAATCCTTCGACGAGCCAGCGCGAGGGACAAAGTATTACCTCCCGAGCTGACGAAAGCTTTAGAAAGCCAAGCCTCGGAAGCGGGAAAGATATAGCCAACTGTTTACCAGCAGAGCTATACCATCACGGAACTGTGGTCAACCAGGACGCTAACAACGGACACGTGGTTATCTATGCAGAACCAGTAGGCACACTTCAAGCTCGTGACTACAAGGGAGTAGGCAACCAGTATGTAGCAGAGAACAAGTTGGTAATCAATGAGTGATACAGACTTTATGGTTTTCTATGGGAACCGAGTATCAGATATACGTATGCAAGGCGATGTGATTAACACGCTGCAAGCAAGAATGGGAACAGGAGGAAACAATATGCCGATGGTAGCTTTGATTCGTATGCGTGAGGGTAAGCCAGGTGGGGGCAAGGGCCCCCTGATTAGTGAGGATAAGTCATTGACCATAGCTACATCTAATGATCAGACCCTGCTCAACAAGGGAACAGTACGCCGCTTGACCCCAGTAGAATGTGAAAGGTTGCAGGGTTTCCCTGATAACTGGACAGAGGGACAGTCAGACTCAGCTAGATATAAGCAGATGGGAAACGCCGTAGCCGTTCCTGTGGTTGAATGGATAATTCAGAACATCTGTGATACAGTCTAACTCACCTCCTAAGTAGCACAGCCCTCGCAGGTTTTACCTCTTTCTCCTGCGGGGGCTTTACTTATTATCTGTGCTATAAAATCCAGGGCCGTTAAAGACCACACTAGGGGCAGACCATACGCGAGTGAGGATACCTTGGCAGGTAGTACATACCGGAATCATTTCAGGGTCAGTCATCTTGCGTTCAATACTTACAATAGTTCTATCTGTTGAACACTCGTACTCGTAGATCATAACTTAATAGCCTCACTTATGTCGAGATAACCTACTAACTTATTAACCTTGTAACGGTTAGAGAACTCGCTGGTAGCTGGCATACGCTGCGTTACCCAGTTAGGTTCAGGTATATCCATCAAGTCGAATGAATAGATACCTTGTGGAGTAGAGTTAATATAGAAAGGGAGTAGGTCACGCTCTGCTGACTGAGTGATGAGCTTCTTATACTTCATCTCTTCTATAAGTAGCGTATCATAATGGGTATAGCGACACTTCAACTCTATGTAGTGACCAGCTTTAATACTGATACAGTCGAAGGCATCGTATACACCAGGTGACTTCTCAAGATCGGGATAGAGCGAAGCTCTTAGCGCATCGAATAGCTCTTGCTCTTTCATTACTTCCAAGGTGTCTGCCCTCCCAACTCTTCGTTGAGAGCACGCAATGCGTTATTACATCTACGCTCTGCGGTAGTAGCGTGGCATCCAAGTACGCCACCTATCTGTGCAAGTGTGAGAGATTCGTGATAGCGCAGTACCAATACATCTCTATCTTCAACTTCAAGTTTGAGGTAAGCACCCTTGATATCTATAAGGGTAGCAAGTAGGTTGCCGCCTTCTGCTGGAGATGATGAACCTTTAGGTTGTCCATCGCGAATCATCTCTTGTGCCTGTTCAAGTACAGTACCATCTATGACTGAGGCAATAACAAAGGGTAGTAGCTGTGCAAGGGTAGCGCCCTGATAGAAAGCTTCATCACTTGTCTGATAGCCAGACTGCGTGGCCTTCTCTCTGCGACAGTAGCGTTCAGCGTGGCGTAACATCTGCCACGCTATCTTCTGCTCGTTATGTTTACGCTTCT